GTCTGAATCAGATAAGCCGCTCATATTTGCTAGTGGATGAAACATATTACGCCTGTAGCATAAATTGACCAATATAGTCAATATAAATGTCAAGTCCGTTATCAGACCATACATCAAGTACATGTGGCTGACTTGTATCAGATACAACAAAGTCTCCGTCACCATTAACAGCTGATGCAAAGTTATTGATATACAAGTTTCCGTTGCCACCTGTTTCAAAGTTAACAGTGTGTGTTCCACCATTGCCTTTTAGTATTAATCTTGTTGAAGCATACTTTTGACCACCAGTTGGAAAATTAGTAAATGTTAGTGTAAGCCCACTAGTAATATTAAACTTTTGTGCTACGCCATCATTCCATTCAACTTGTGTATCACTAACAAGATCTGCAGGTTGATAAATTGCTCCAGATACAGCAATTAAGTTTGCATCTTCAATATTATTACCGTTAAAGTCATTGGCTGTGTCTGTACGTGCTACCGAAGTAAGCAAGTCTGTTAGTTCTAATTTAGCTGTTTCAAGCCCTGTTTTAATTTGCGAGAAGTTATCACGGAAGCCTTGACTATCATTATCCTGTCCTGGTACCGGAAACTCTTCGTCGATTCCTGTATATGTAATTGCACTATCTGCCATGTTATTTTCTCCTACGTTTTATTTATCTTGGTTAAACGTTGTATCTGTAATTTGCGAACATCAAGTATTGCGGCTCGCTTGTAATATCGGTACTATCAATAATATATCTATCTATATCTAGATTAAACTTTGAAAAGTCAAATCCATTTGCATTAATAGCACTTTTAATCGTATTGCTTGTACCTGGCTTACAATAGCATAACACTATCGAACTAGTATAACCTAATTCGTTGACGCTTCCAGGTTGTGAACTTCTCATCCATAATGGAATAAAGTTTCTGTCAGACTCTCCTGTGTTTCTAATATTATCTCGCATATTAGAAAGGTTACTTATATACTTCACACTGTCATTAGACTGTGATGCATTAACTACACTCGTATCTGCTTTGATAGTATTTTCAAATTCAGGACGTAGTATCATTGTAGGACCTAGTCCTTGAAGAATAGCAAGTAGTTTATCTTCAGTTCTTCCGTCTATTTCTAAACCATTAGCCCAGTCTAGTTTAATAATTCCATCTTCTTTAGTAACTATTTCAAAATCTTCGCCTAATGTAACTGTTATGTTTTTAGATCTAGTCTGCAAACTAAATGAAGGTTTTTCAGGCCAATCATAATATATATCTTCTGGTGTATATGATACAGAATCTACAGTTATCTTTTTATTTGATCCTATTGTAATCTTTTTATTAGTTCTGCCTGTTGTAGGATTAGCTGGGTCAACAACTTCTAAGTATATTACTTCGTATACAACATTGTTAGTTCCGGGTTCATTTGCAACCGCTGTCTTTAATTCGCCAATGCGATATTGTTTTCTTTTATGATTAGTTGCAATAGCACTTACAAAGGTATCTAGTTTGTTTGTTTCAATGCCATAGTACACAGGAACCTTAACTTCATTTTGAATACCAAAGTTTGGATCTTGCGGACGATATATGTTTTCTGGTATAAAGATTTCAGGATCTGAAATAAATGCGTTATACTCTTGTCTAACATTTTCTTTAAAGAAAGGTTTTAGATAAAGATTACTATAACGTGTAGTTTCCGGATCTCTTACACGTATTTGAAATTCACGGTTTGCTATTGTGTACTTGTATTGATCTTCAGCGTTTACTGTAAATTTGTACACTCTGTCAAATGTTGTTTCTGTCCCATCAGTAGTAAAGACATCACGATCAAAAACTGTTAAGCCTGATCTTACATATGCAAATTCTATCCACAGTGTAGTATCATCGTTAAATACTCCTGAACTAGCACTTAGGTGATCACTGTTAGTTGTGTATAGTTGTCCGTTGTTTTTTACAACGTCTCCTGCTTTATAGTTTCTACCGCCTCTCCAAATACTACGGTAAAAGTTTTGTCCAAATGCATTTACTTTGCCAACAATTTCTCCGTCAAAACTTAATTGTAATCCTGGCGGCAATCTGCCACTACTTAAACTATATAAAAGCCTTGCATTAGGAACATCTGTTGTTGCGTTAACTCTTAGTACACTTATAACATTTGAATTAATAGTGCCTAGGTCACTTGTAGTAACCCACGTTGTATTTGAATTAAACTCGCCTAATAATTTTAGTGTAAAAGTTTTTCTTGAACTTACGTTTTCATCAACTTGGTCAGGTGTATAACGTGTAGCCCTAATAGTAAATTTATATTCTTTTGATACTGCACCTTGATAAGGAACTCTGCCGGCAATTTCTCCGCTTGATAGATCTAATTTCATACCTGGAGGCAACGTACTTGCACTTCCGTCATCATTAGTATCAACAATGCTATAACTAACAAATCCAATTTGTGTGTTTGTATCAATAATATCCAAAGGAACAGTAACGTAGTTATTAGCACGTTTAACGCCTAAGTCCCCTGGTGTAATCCATATAGGTGTTCTAAGGTTTGTGTTGTCTGCTGTAAATGTTCCTGAACCAACTTGTAGTATAGTGTTATCAGCTCTAAAGAAATCGTCGCCAACAACAAAAATTCTAAATGTACGTCTTGATATTGTGTCCCCATCACTTACATTAACTGTAAATTGATAATATCTGTTTAATTTCTTAGGAGGTTTTTCACTATAACTAAAGTCCCACGTTGTTGTATCATAATAGAAACTATCAAATCCGTTTGAACTTTTAATACCAAAGTCGTAGCCACCATTGATAATATCGTATGGTGCTGTGTCGTATGTTCCGTAACTGTATAACAAACCTTTTTCAATTGCTAGTATAGGATCAACAATACCAATAATACGTCCATCAGCTGTTAGTTCTGTACCGGGTGGTAATTCGCCATCACCATCACCAATAAAGTATTCTAATGTTTGTCCTGCAGCAATGTCTTCGTCAGTTGCTAACAGTTGGAATTCAATAGGTGAACTATCTAATATATAAAATGTATCATTGTTACCTACTGGAAGTAGTCCTGGATCTGTAACCCAGTCTGGCGCATCTTCACCAACTACTGATAATTTAAATGTACGATCGTTTATAGTTTTATCAAGTGTAGCTCTTAGTACAAATCTATATTCTATTTTTCTTGCTACTTCGTATGGTGTACCAATTATTGAATTGCCAGATAGTCTTGTTCCAGGAGGTAACGAACCACTGATCAAACTAACAGTTGATCTGTTAAGTACCGGTAGTGGTATAGTTATAGTAACATTTTCTTCTAAGTTAGCAAGTAATGTTCCTGAAGGTTGACTCCATAGATTCGCCATATTTTATTCCTTATTATACAATAAAGCCTAGGTCCACAGTGTCTCCAGTTTCAGGTGTTATTGCACCAAAGTCAAGATCTACTGTAGCTAAGATAAACTCTAAACCATTATTGTAAGTATTTCTAAAGCTACCAAAATCAAATCCACTTAGATACGGACCAAATGTTCTAACATCGTACCCATATACTAGACCTTCAATATAAGCATTAACTGTTGTAGCTGTTATTGTACCTGCACCAATAATGTTATTATTGTTTGCTGATAGTGTTCCACTTAGTGATGGTGCTGAATCTCTTGCAACAATTCCAGTAGTGTCAAGGTCAATAATTAATTGCTGTCCGTTAACTCTAGTACCGACACCTTCGCCGCCATGAACACTCATAGTCTGACCTGGTGCTACAGTTATTGTTCCGCTATCACTTACGACAATTAAAGAATCTAATGCTTCAGCTGCACTAACAGTAATAGTATTGTCAGTTGTTGTTAGTGTAACATTGCTTCCTGCATTGAGTCTTTTAAAACCGTGTATACTATCATCTTTACCTGTGTATAAACTTTCGCCTATACTGCCATTGTTTTGTATAACTGTTTCTTCTATAATTCTTAAATCTAATTCTTCAAAGTTATCATTTATTTTTATAAATGCTTCACGAAGATCATCGCCGGTGCCGTCGTTTGCAATTGTTCCTGTATTGATATATCCTATTGCCATTTGTGTCTCCGTTATAATGCCGCAATTGCCGCTTGGAATGCAGCATAGTCAGCTGCTCCAGCAACTAATGTTTTTAAGTTTGTAATACTTATATGATCTTGTACAACAACATTACCAGATGCTGATGTCAGTGTTAAATTATCTGTTGCTCCAATAGCAATAGTACTTGTTGCACTTAATGAAATTGTACTAGCGTTTGGTACGTTTACTGGACCAGCTGGTGAAAGTGTAATACCGTTTAGTGCTGTAAGAGTTAGTGTTGCTGTGCTTTCTACATTACCAACGAACTTAGTAGATGCTGTTATTGTTCCTGCATATACACTATTAGTGATAGCGTCAACTATTACAGAACTATCATCTCCAAATAATGATCCTTTAAAATCGCCAAAGAAGTTACCATCTTGATCAACTAGCATTGTTGATAAGTCCGGTGAAAATAATTGTCCTGAAACATTGCCTTTAAATAACGCATCATCTTCAAACGTGTTGCCTGAGAACAATACTTGTTTTATTCCGTCTTGAGAATATACATCACCAATATGTGTACCTGTATGATCGCCAGTTAAGTTACCAGTAATAGTACCAGTTGCATCTAAGTTTACAAGTGACGCACTTTTTGTAACTCCGTCTATAAGTTTTGTGCCGCCATCTGTGCTAAACACACTACCTTCTAAGTCACCAGTGTTGTTTACATCAATTGTTAATGTTCCACCAGCTATTTCTGCTCTTGATATAAGTTGTGCTGCGTCTGTTAGATCAAGATAAGAACCACCCGTTGCAACAGCTGCTAATCCAGCTACTTGAGTTGATTGTATTGTTACTTGTGCATTTGTTACAAAATTAGTGTCGTTTACTAACTGGCTTAAACTAGATGCGATAACTGGTTTGCCAGTTATATCTGCCCATGCTGCTACAATAGCTGAAGGCTTATTAGTTAAGCTATTATAATCTCCATCAAATAGTGTAGGAAGATTTGATAAGTCAGTGTAGCTGTTTGTTTTTGCTACTTCACCTATAGGCGTTCCTGCAATATTTAAGTTGACTGTGTTAACTGTATTAGCCGACACTATGCCTGATGCATTAATATTAATAGCATCATTAATACTACTACTAGACATATTAAGATTATCACCAGTTG